ATGGGTACTTTAGAGAGAGGATTAACAACAGGCTCTCGGTATTTAGATGCTCACTTTCTGTTTAAACGTGGAAACTTTGTTGTAACAAACGGCTTCCCATCAGCAGGTAAAAGTTTTGTTTGGTGGTATTTAGCCTGTTTGTCTAATAAGCTACACGGGTGGAGGTGGCTAATTTATAGTAGCGAGAACAAAACAGGTCAAGTTATAAAAAAACTAATAGAGTTTATATCCGAAACTAAAATAGATAATCTAAGCCAACAACAACTTAATGAGTACAGGCTATATATTGATGATAATTTTAGGTTTATAAACATAGACCAAAGCTATACAGCCAAAGATATATTAAAAATAGCAGAGGAGTTTTTTCAGAGTTGGAAATACGATGGCTTATTGATTGACCCATACAACTCACTTATGGTTGGCAATAAAGCCAATACACACCAATACCATTACGAAGTTGTTACTCAGTTTAGGTCTTTCAGCAACAGAACAGGAATATATGTAAGCCTTTTAGTACACCCCAATACTAACGCAGCACGAAACTCAAAAGTACCAACAGCAGCGGATACAGAAGGCGGTGTTATGTTTTGGAATAGGTGTGATGAGTTTATTTCATTGTCCCGTGAGGTATCAGACCCAAATACATATCGCCAAACCAATATCCACGTAAGGAAAGTAAAGGATATGGAAAGCGGAGGTCGCCCAACACCATTAGAGCAGCCTGTGGTTATTACTCTTATGGATGGAGTTTCTTTTGTAGATGAAAACCAAGTAAGGCTTTTATCGGGCAAATTGTACCACCACAACCAAGACGAACCTAAACAAATAGCAGCCCCCCTAACCCCCAACACTAACTTTGATAACCCGTTCCCAAATGAAAACGATGCTCCCTTTTAAGACCCAAGCCGTCCTGCTCTATTTAGACGCTGTATTCTTCTTACAGCGCACAGGCAGCCCGACAAGTTCCGATGCGAAGATACTCGCTTTGTGTTGGTTAGAATTATGGATAGAACACGATGTTAAAAATACCGAGAAACATCAAGAAGTTAAAAAACACTTAGCACGATTTTAATATGTTAGAACAACACGGAATAAATATCTACAACCGAGATTGCTTAGAAGCTATGCGAGAAATGCCTGATAATGCGTTCCAATTAGCCATTTGCGACCCTCCGTATGGTATAGATAGAAACAGCATGAATATGGGTAACTCTGTTTTTAATACCGATGATAAAATTTGGGATAAAGCTATTCCTAATATAGATTATTTCAATGAGTTGTTTCGAGTAAGTAAAAATCAAATTATTTGGGGCGGCAATTATTTTCCATTACCACAAAGTCAATATTTTGCTGTATGGGATAAGGGCGATACAATGTATGGTAGGGATTTTGCAGAGTGCGAATTAGCTTGGGTAAGGTCTGGAGGTACAAGAATATATAAGATGTCCCCAAACCAACCCGAACGCATACACCCAACCCAAAAACCTGTTGCCCTTTACAAGTGGTTGCTTGATAAATACGCCAAAGAGGGAGATAAGATACTTGATACACATCTTGGTAGCGGTAGTATAGCAATAGCCTGTTATGAGTACGGATTTAACCTTACTGGCTTTGAACTTGACACGGATTACTTTAACGCTGCAAAACAAAGGGTAGAAAACCACATACAAAGCCACCCTAAATTATTTTAACATGGACTTAAAAACCGAAATACCCGCTTTTGTCGGAACGATTGTAAAGGGTAGAGGTGAACTGCTTAGACAAAAAATAGGCAACACGTCCGACCTAACCACAATAAAGCATGAGCAGCTAAAAAAGGCATACGATTACGCCCTATCCATTAATACAACGGAAGCGGGGTGGATAGAATTTTTGAGAAAAAATGAGGCGGTTATACGCTATCTGATTATAGCAAACAAAGCCAAAAAATCAACAGAGGATAGGATTTTTAATATTGTTGTCGAGATAAAAAAGATAAAATGAAACACAGGTTTGCATATAATTGGACATTAAAAGACGCTGTATTTACTAAGGATAAGGGAACGGTTTTTAGCTGTTTTGCTTGCGGCGGTGGTGCTACTATGGGTTATAAGTTAGCCGGGTTTGATGTTATTGGCTGTAACGAGATAGACCCTAAAATGATGGAATGCTATATAGTGAACCACAATCCAAAGTATAGTTATTTAGAGCCTATCCAAACGTTTAAGCTGCGTAAAGATTTGCCTAAAGAATTATACGAATTAGATATTTTAGATGGTTCTCCGCCTTGTAGTAGCTTTTCAATGGCAGGTAATAGGGAGAAAGACTGGGGCAAAGAAAAGGTATTCAGAGAGGGTCAAGCGGAACAAGTATTAGATACTTTATTTTTTGATTTTATTGACTTAGCCAAAGAATTACAACCTAAAGTAGTAATAGCTGAAAATGTAAAAGGCTTGTTACAAGGTGAAGCAATTAAGTATGTAGCTAAGATTTATGAGGAGTTTGAAGCCGCCGGGTACTATATTCAACACTTTCTATTAGACGCCTCAAAAATGGGCGTACCACAAAGGCGGGAAAGGGTGTTTTTTATTGGTTTAAGAAAAGACCTTGCAAAACCGTTTTTAGTGCAAAATGGCTTTTTTGAGCAAAGGGCAAAATTAGATTTAGATTTTAATGAGCCGGAGATACCATTTAAAGATATCCGGCAAGTTGATGGAAACCAAGATGCAATAGGGTTAAGCAATATGATTTCACACTATTGGAAACTTACTCCTCCCGGAAAATCTATGAGTGAAAACCACCCTAAAGGAAGTTATTTTAATGAGGTTAAATCAGCGCCAGACAAGGTATTACCTACAATCAGAGCAAATGGATTGCCTTATGATTATGAAATAGAAAGGACTTTATTTGACAAAGAGGTGTTAAATGCAGGTAGTTATCCGACAGACTATAACTTTTTAGGGCAAAGGTTAGGCTACCTAATAGGAATGAGCGTACCCCCGGTAATGACCGCACAAGTAGCTACTGAAATTTATAACCAATGGTTAGGTAAGATTTAATTACATAGACTATTCTAACATGGACTTAAAGAAAGAAATACCCGCATTTGTAGGAACGATTGTAAAGGGCAGAGGTGAGCTTTTAAGGCAACGCTTAGGCAACACTTCCGACCTAACCACGATAAAGCATGAGCAGCTTAAAAAAGATTATGACTATGCTATGTCAATCAATACCAGTGAAAACGGTTGGATAAACTTCTTGAGAAAAAATGAAGCCACAATCAGATATTTAATGATTTGCAACAAAGCCAAAAAATCAACAGAGGATAGGCTATTTAAGATTGTTGTGGAGATTTTGAAAATAAAGTAAAAAAGATTTGTAGGCGGTAGTAAAAAGTAGTAATATCGCAATATGAAAGAAAGCGTAAAAGTATCAAAGGACTTGTTAGCCCAAATAAAGGAACGCAAGAAAGCAACCGGGGTAACCATAACCGCATTTGTGGAGCAGGCGATAAAGGAAAAGCTAACCACTCTAAAACCCTAACCATGTTAACACAAGAAGATAAAGCCCGTATAGAGGCAATAGAAAGTTATTTAGAAGAGTTGTATAAAAACGACTTACCACACTTTACCCCTGTTATCACACCCCCTAAAATTGAGGAGCAAAGCAGATACGTTAAGTGTGTAAAAGAGCCTACCGTATTTATTGGTGGGCTAAAAGTGGGCAAAGTGTATAAAGAACTTTCGGGAGTAAATAGAGACAGTATCTACGTTATAGACGAAATGGGCGACAAATGCGGCTACTATTCAGACTGCTTTGAGCGTGTTACAGAAGCCGAGTTCCTTGCTCAAACCGCCGCCCAACAAGAACCTAAAGAGTTAATCAATGAGAGCAAGGGGGAGAGGTGGCGAGTAGAAGTTTATCAGCCAAATATAACAGGTAATGAGGGTTTTCAACTAAACATAAAGCCACTATTTAAACTAAGAAAACCACTTGCAGACCAAGCAGCATTTGCCATAAAAGAACTACTAAAAACCTTGTAAGATGAAAACTGCAATACAGGAAGCAATAGAAATTGTACAAAACAGATGCGTAGATTTATCAATAGCAGACGATGCGGACAACCCACACGCAAGGAACGCAATAGCAGAACACGAAGCTACTTTGAGTGTTTTAAAATCACTACTACCCAAAGAACGTGAGCAGATAGAGCAAGCATACCGTATAGGAATGGGAAATGGAATATTTGAGGGTATTTGCGGCAATGAACTTAAACCAACAGCACAAGAATACTACAACGTAACCTTTAAACTATAAACAATGGATAAGCTAAAAGAAGAAAAAGTATGCCCTAATTGTTTAGGAGAAAAATATACGGTTGAGGCGTTTGCCGAGTTGTTGAATGAAAACTTTGTATATGTTCATAATGGGCTTTACAGGCACGTAGCAACACTACAAGATTATACAATAACACAAATCTATCAACAGTTTAAACAAAGGAACTAATGAAAGATTTGTAGTGGGAATAGTTTTAACATTTAAATACGATAAATAGATATGACAACATTAGAAATAATACTTATCGCTATCATTTGGGTAAGTTACGCATGGTTTCAATAACAGATTGTCTTTGTGTTATATTTTCTTTTATTGGTAGCCCGCCATTATCAATGTGCTTACCCAATCTTTCTTCTGCGGTCATGT